CTTGTCACCGGCCCGCGCCCTCTTCTGATCTGGTCAGAGGGCATTCGTGGCACGGCGTCTTCCCGCGTGGTGATCGAGTATCAGGCGGGCTTCGGTGACGACGCGGCGGACGTGCCTGCCGACCTGTCGCAAGCCGTCTTCGATCAGGTCGCACTGATCTATGACGAACGCGCCCCGAGTGATGGCAAGACCCTCGCCCGATCCCCGCACCTTGCCCGCGTTGGCGCACGGCACCGGGGGGTGTCGCTGTGACCGAACTCGAGCTTGACGAAATCCTGACGGTTCGCTGGCCGATCGTGGTCAGGCGCACGATGGCGGATGCGTCCGACGATTGGGTGAAGGGCTTTGTGCGTTCCATCGCACGGCAAGGCAAGCGCCCGGCGTGGCGACCCACCCCAAAACAAGAAAGCCTCATGCGGCGGCTGGTGGCCGAGGTGGGCAACAGACCGGAACAGACGGCTGATCTGATCGAGAGGGAGTGAGGAAAGAAGGAAGCCCGCCGTTGGCGCGGCGGGCCGAGCGCACGGGACGGTTCAGACGGTGGCCGCGCGCGGGAAAAGCATACCACGGGGTGGGGGCAGATGCAAAGGGCAGTCCGAAAGACCGAAGCCCGCCCCCCTGCACAGTGTCCGATGTGCAGCAAGTAGCGGTCAACTCTCTGGCGAGGACGCGCGCACAGAGAGGCCCTAAGCGACGGCCCGGCTCCGGCCAGCAAGATCGCGGTGGGCATAGGGACAGCCACGGCTTCGCGCTGTGGGCTGTCTTCCTATGCCCATCACTCCGACCCTCACCATCCAGCAGGATGGCAGACCACGACGAAGAGAACGGCTCAGGTGAAAGGAAGGCACACGATGAACGCGAACACGGCAGCACTGGGCGACCTGTTCGGCGCATCTGGTCCCAATGCCCCTATTCCTCTGCGCCAGCGGACCGACGCCCCACCTGTTCCTCTCTCTCTCCTGAAAAAAATCGGGGGAAAATCGCAGGCGGTGCGCGCCATTCAGTTTCTGGGGCTTTTGCAGGTTCCCGAGGGCAAAAGGGCCGGAAACCCCCTTAAACTCGCTGATTTTCAACGAAAATTCGTGAAAGGCGCCTTGGGCAAGAAGATCATGGTGGGCGTGCTGTCGATCGGTCGCGGCAACGCCAAGACCGCCCTCGCGGCAGGTCTGGCACTGGCCGATCTTGTCGGCGCCCTCGAGGAAAACCCCCAGCCCAAGCGCGAGGTTATCTTCGCCGCCCGGAACCGCGATCAGGCCCGCACCGCGTTCAACTTCCTTCTGGGCTACATTCAGGGCCTGCCCGATTCCGATCAAACGCTGTTCACGATCCGGCGCGGTTCCAAACTCGAGGTGGAGTTTGAAGGCAACGGTGGCGGTCTGGCGCGCGTGATCGCGGCGGACGGCAAGTCGGTTCTCGGCGGTGCGCCAACCCTCGCCATCATGGACGAGCGCGCAGCCTGGGAACGCGAGAAGGGCGACAGTCTGGAAAACGCGATCCTCTCGGGCCTCGGCAAGCGCGATGGCCGGGCGCTGATTATCTCGACCTCGGCGCCCGACGACGCCAACACCTTTTCGCGCTGGCTGGATGAACCACCACCCGGAACTTATGTGCAGGAACACCGGCCCCCGTTCGGCCTGCCCGCCGATGATCTGGAAAGCCTGCTCATTGCCAACCCCGGTGCGATCGAGGGCATCGGCGCAACGCCCGAGTGGCTGGTGTCGCAGGCGCAGCGCGCCATCGCCCGAGGCGGTTCGGCCCTCTCGAGCTTTCGCAACCTGAACCGCAACGAGCGGGTTTCGACCGAGAACCGGTCTGTCCTGGTCACGGTTGACGAATGGATGGGTGCCGAGGTTTCGCCCGACGATCTGCCCGAGCGGGATGGCCCTTGCATCCTCGGCATTGACCTTGGTGGATCGCGCAGCATGTCGGCAGCCGCTTTCTACTGGCCGGAAACCGGGCGCCTGGAAGCCCTCGGCACCTTCCCCGCCACCCCGTCGCTGTCCGATCGCGGCGCGGCGGATGGCGTGTCGGATCGGTATTGCCAGATGCAAGAGCGCGGTGAGCTGTCGGTTCTGGGCGAGGCGACGGTTCCGCCCGGCCCGTGGCTGGCGCAGATCGTCCAGCACCTGGACGGCATCACCCCGGATTGCATCGTGGGCGACCGTTTCCGCCATGCCGAGTTTACCGAGGCGATGCAGGCAGCCGGTCTAACCCGAGTTCCCTTCATCTGGCGCGGGTTCGGCTGGAAGGATGGCAGCGAAGATATCGAGCGGTTCCGCCGCGCCCTCTTTGACGGCGAGGTGAAGGCGGTTCCATCCATGCTTCTGCGGTTCGCGTTCGCCGATGCGATCACGCTGGTTGACCCTGCGGGCAACCACAAGCTGGCAAAGGCGCGCAGCCTCGGGCGGATCGACGCAGCGGCGGCTGCGGTGCTGGCGGTGGCGCAGGGTGCCCGGATGAAGGCTGCCCCGGCACGAAAGGCGCGCGCGCTATGGCTGTGAACCGGAAGGAACACGCGCGGCATTCCAAGAGGGTGACGGCAACGCGCCGCTGGCAGGTGCTGCGGCAACAAATCCTCGAGCGCGACGGCTGGAAGTGCCGGTGCTGCGGTGAACGTCGCCGACTGGAAATCGACCACATCAAGCCGGTGCGGACCCACCCGCACCTGTCCTTTGACCCGCGCAACTTGCAACCCCTCTGCGGTCCCTGCCACACGCGCAAGACCCGGATCGAGTGCGGACACAAAGAGAAATCCCCCGAGCGCAAGGCTTGGGCCGATGCCGTCGCCGCATTGGCGGCGGAACCCGCAACCCGAGCTGAAAAGGACTGACCATGCTCGACAGTGTGAAGATCGCCCGGCGGCAAAGCGAAATCCGCCAACACCTCGCCACCCTGGTGGGCAAGGGCAACCCGACCGAGGAAGAAACCCGCTCCATGGAAACGCTGGACGGGGAATACCGCACGAACGAAACCCGCTACCGCGCCGCGCTGATTGCCGAAGACACCGAGCGGCGCGAGGCCGGTGCCGATCTGGAGACCCGTTCGGGCCGCGAATGGTCCGACCTGGTGGCAGCGTTCGAGGTGCGGCAGGTGATCGGCGCCTTGAACGAAGGCCGCGCGCTGACCGGCAAGACGGCCGAGGTTGTGGCCGAGCTGCGCAGCGCCGGGGGCTACAAGGGCATCCCGGTGCCTCTGCTGGCCCTTGAACAGCGCGCGGGCGAGACCATTGCCAGCGGCACGCCGGATCCGGTGCAGACCCGCCCGACGATTGACCGCCTGTTCCCCGGCTCTGTCGCGGCGCAGATGGGCGCGCAACTGATCAGCATCGGTTCGGGCGCGGTGGAATGGCCCGTCACCACTTCGGCGGTGACTGCGGGCTGGGCCGCCACCGAACTGGGCAACGTCGCGGGGCCGACCGCCTATGCCACGACCGACAAGGCCCTGAAACCCGAGCACAACCTCGGCATTCACATGCGGATCAGCCGCAAGGCCATGCTGCAATCGGGCGAGGCGCTGGAACAGGCCATCCGCCGCGATATGGCCGGCACGATGCAAGCCGAGCTGGACAAGGCGATCTTCCGGGGCACCGGCGCCGATGGCCAGCCGCTGGGCGTCATTCCCGGCGTGGCAACCTATGGCATCACGGCAACCGCGGTGAATGCTGAAATCTCGACGGCAGCCTTCCGGGCGGCAGTCACGCGGTTCCTGGTGGCGAACGCGGCGAACGGCCCCGGCGCGGTTCGGCTGATGGTTCGCCCCGAAGCCTGGAACTACATGGATGAACAGCAATCCATCCTGCCCGATCTGTCGGAATGGGGCCGCTTGCTGCAAATCATCCCTGCCGAGAACATCGCCATGACCGCGAACGGGCTTCCCGCGCCTGCGGGTTCGCCCTCGGCTGTCTCGGCCCTGCTGACCACGAACGCGGGCGGTGTCGCCCCGATCTTCGTCGGCCTCTGGGGCGCGGTGGACCTGATCCGCGACCCCTTCACCGATGCCCAGTCGGGCGGGCTGCGGCTGACCGCCTTGACCACGGCAGACGTGACGGTTGCGCGCGGTGCGCAGCTCGAGGTGCTGACCGGCCTCCAACTGGCGGCGGGCGACTGATGCTCTGGGGTGCCTCTCTGGGCGCCCTGGAACTGCGCAGCGAGGGCGGGGCAACCCGCCTTCGTGGCCGGTTCCCCTATGGGGCCGCAACCGTGCTGGCGACCGATCCGGTTCGCAAGCGCGAGGTGTTCGCAGCGCGGGCCTTTGCGGCGCGCATCGAGGCGGGCGAAGACATTCACCTTCTGGCCGGGCACGACTACGAGAAGCCCCTTGCCAGCCGTTCGGCGGGCAGTCTGGACGTGTTCGACGGCGACGACGCCTTGACCTTTGAGGCGCGGATTGACCCCGCGACCACCTGGGCACAGGACTTCATCGCAGCCCATGCGGCGGGCCTGATCCGGGGGGTATCGCCCGGCTTCCGGGTTCCCAAGGTAGACGGTGCCGAAATCGTCAAGCGCGACGGCGACGGGCTGTTGCGCGTGGTTCACCGGGCCGAGCTGTTCGAGTTGTCAGCCGTCACCCGCCCCGCATATCCCGAGGCGCAGATCGAGGCGCGGTCCTGGGAAACACACCAAGCGCGCCAGCCCTTCCGGGGGCCGGTGCATCCCCTTAACCGCTGGAGACTCTGATGTTCGGATGGCTCATGCGCCGCACCGCGCCCGAGGTGGAGACCCGATCGACGGGGCCGGGCTACACCGCGCAACTGATGGCGCTGCGACAAAGCTACATCGGCGGCGCCAACGGCGTGGCCGAACCGACCGCCGCTGTGCAAGGCTCTGTCTCGCTGTGGGAAGGCGGGTTGTGCCTGGCGGATGTGCGCGGCACCGATCTTCTGACCCGCCACGCGCTGGCCCTGACCGCACGCGCGCTGGCCTTGCGGGGCGAAGCTGTCTTCCTGATCCGCGATCGACTGGTTCCTGCGACCGACTGGGACGTGACCACCCGCGCCAGCGTGCCACGGGCCTATCGCTTGCAACTGCCCGAGGCTGGCGGCGCGCGCGCTGAAACCGTCCTTGCGGGCGAGGTGCTGCACTTTCGCATCGGCTGTGAACCTGTCACGCCCTGGGCAGGCTCTGCCCCTCTGACGCGATCGCGGCTTTCCGCGCAGTTGCTGCACGAGCTGGAAACCACCTTGCGCGACGTGTTCCGGGATGCCCCGATCGGTTCCCAGATCATTCCCGTGCCCGAAGGATCATCCGAGGACATGGCAGCCCTGCGCAGCGGGTTCCAAGGGCGGCGCGGCGCTTCTCTGGTGATCGAGGGTCTGGCGCAGGCAGTGGGCGCCGGGATGCACCCCCAGTTGGGCAAGTCGCCGGATCAACTGTCGCCCGATCTGTCGCGAACCCTGGCCGACAAATTCCTGAGCGAAGCCAAGGAGGCGATCTACTCCGCCTTCGGCATCCTGCCCGGCCTGCAAAGTGCCTCGGCCACCGGCCCCCTGGTGCGCGAGGCACAGCGGCACCTGGCCCAACTGGTCCTGCAACCCATGGCAATGCTGATGGCCGAGGAAGCCACGGACAAGCTGGGCGGGCGCGTCCTGATCGACGTGGTGCGCCCGATGCAGGCGTT